CGCACCAGCAAGGTATTTGCTAGGCACACCTGTTTTCTTATCTCTTTTTACTCTTCTAAATTTTCTCACTTTTTCTTAGTCTTTTTCTTTTTTTTCTTTTTTTTCTTCATTGTGGAGTGATACATAGTAAAAAAGTAAACTCTTAATATATTCTAAACGCAGTTTGCCCTAATGTCTCTGGTTTTGCCAAATTAAATTGTTGTAGACAAAGATAACCAAAAGCATCAAAAGCGTGATCAACACCCAAGTTTTTATTAGGCAACCCAGTATTTGGTGCATATGTGAGAGTTCTAAGTGCTTTTATTAATTCTTTACATCTAGGATGTATCAAAGTCCTTCTTTCTCCATCTGCATCATACAAAGCAGTATTAACAGCAGTAATTTTATCTCTAATCCTCCAAGGTGATTTAGGACTCATAACAGTAAAACCAGACCTTCTAAGTATCGTATGATCTGTAACTCCCACCCCACTAGTTTTTCTTGCACTACCTGTAGGGTCAGGACAAGCAATAATTCTTCGATCTACCCCATATCTTCTAGTAACTTCTTCAGCAAAATCCCAAGTGGTAGCACCACCTGTCAGCATAATCTCATCGAAGACATATAGTGTACCATTGTGTTTTACAGCACAGATCCCTGCCATAGGATCAACGTTAAAATCTAAACCCAAAAGCAAGGGAAGCATATGTAAATCAGCTACTTCCTTATCAATATTCTCATCACTAAAACTAACAGCGACAAGGCCAGTTAAATTCTCAAAACTAGCTTCAAATTCCTGTCTGAATGTTCTGGGATCTAATTGTCCTCTTGCTGCTTCAACTTCTTCTTCTTTTACATTACCCCCTTCAATCGTAGTAAAACTCCATCTTTGCCAATCATCCCACTCCTGTTCACCACAAAAGCACCACATATCATAAAACCAACTAGCAGTACCATCAGGTGTTGAGATGAAAAGTGCCCAACCCTGTTTATCAGCCAGAGCAGGTCTGATAACTTCAGCCCATACATCTCTCTCCATAAACGCTGCTTCATCCAATACAACCCCTGCTAAACTTCTTCCTCTCAATGCCATTGCATTTTCAGTACCTTTTAACTCAATACTTGATCCATTTATCAAATCAATCCTTAAATCTGTCTCGTTTTTAGCTTTTATCCATGTTTTAGGTGTTAATCTTTTTAATTCCTTCCATGCAATATCCTTTGCCATACGATAAGTAGGAGCACAATAGAAATAAACCTCTCCAGGTCGATTGATTGCTCCTCTAAGCAACTCGATACAGGATAAATATGACTTCCCAAACCTTCTTCCAGCAACCAACACACGAAATCTTTTCATACTTTTAAGGCTATCATCAGAATATTAACCCCCTCAAAGACTAAGTCTGTGGCTGAATCTTTCATTAACAACCTAAATTACGATCTTCCTGCTCCTCAACGTAAACCTCGTGTTCAAAAATATACAGGTGGTACTAACTCAAGAGCAGTAATTGAAGCTCGTTGTCAACGTCTGTACTCAAAACAGTTAGAAGGTAAAACTACCAGACAACTAGTAATAGAACATTCTCATAGAGAAGGCATATCCGAAACAACAGGTTGGGCTGATTGGAATAAAGTTAAAGAATGGAATGATCAAGATTGGCTTAAAGAAAGAGAAAAAATGATTCCTCGCTTACAAGCTATGCGTATGCGTCTATTCAACAAAGCCGTATCAAAAGGTCAACTTCAAACAGCAGCACAAATCTTAGATTCACTAGGCAAAGTAGTTGGTGAATCCGTAGAAACTGTAAATATCCAAGCTCCAGAATTAGCTATTCGCATAGAACCAAAGCAATAAACATTTGTAGAATATATTTAAGTTCCCCGCGTATGCATATGTGTGTGTAACATTTGCTACACTACCCCTATTGTTACATATTGTTAAGATAATTATATATAAATATATTTAATTATATTTTGTACTATAATTATTATTAAGGAATAGTGTATTTACTATTTCTCTTAATCTATCAGTTTTATTAAACTATGAAAAAAAGTTCAAAAAACGTGGACATGGGGACATGGTCACGTAAATATTTTGGATATACCAAAAATGGATATCTCCATTTTAACGGTAAAAAAAAGAAGTTATCTCAAGAGGATAACCACATAGAAGATTAATCCTCTAGTACTCTTTAAATCAATTCTAAGGGGTGTAAATATCTTTTATAGATAAATACACCTTTTACAACTAATAAGCTTTTACAGCTTTACTAAAACTAAACATCACTAAATTAATTAAAATCATGTTAAAAAATTTCGTTATTTGGTCGGGGTTCTATGCCTTGGCTGGGATAGTTTTAACTAGTGTTATTACTGAAAGTCTTAATAAAAGTACTTTCAATTCATGTATAGCTAACGTTGATAAATACAACGAAGCTTGCAAGCAAGTATTAAAAACTGGTAGCAGTTATCAACAAAAACAAGTATTAAATATACTTGCCATAAATAAACTTAAGGATATATAATTAAATATATCCTTATACAATTTTATTTAATTAAACTTATGAACAAATTTTTAACATCAAGAGAATACAACGATTTAACAAAAGTTGTATTTAATTCCATAGACTACAAATATGGAACTGAAATTTACAGAAAAACTATGGATAAAATATTTGATAAATTATTCACTATTAAAGAGAATGATTTATTAAGTAATGAAGCTATCAATCACCCTATACAAACTAACTCTTAATTGAGTTAATTTTTTATTTTCTTAATTATTATGCCTTTAAAAATTAAACAAGATTTAACCGACTTTGAAAAAAGTTTTTATATATCCTTTAGAAAAAAACTTTTAGAGGATAAATTCCAATATCAAAAAAGTATTAAAAGAGGTGAGACACATTTTAAAAAGAGTCTTACTGATACAAATAAAAATTTAAAATTATTAGATGATACTTTTTTATTCGATAAGTTTAAAAAGGAGATTAAACAATGAAAACAATTAAAGACTTAAAAAATTATGTTAAACATAATTCAAGAATAGTTTTAAAAGATTGTATAGATACAACTTTTTTTAATTATTCAGAATGGGCAATTATTCAAGATATGAAAAAACAAGTTAAAAAGAAATCAAAAGCAATTTATAAAGAGTTTAGAAATATTTTAGATAATGATAATTTACCTTTAATAGTTGGTAATTATGGAAGCACTGGGAGATTAAGAATTGAAAAAGATAATATACATTATGTTGCGGGACAAGATGCAAGAATGGAAATACATAATCATTTAAGAGCATATTTAGAAACAAATTATAAATAAAAAATTATGACTGAAAAAATACCATCACTTGAAAATTCAAGTAGAGAGAGACTTTTATTTGTATGTAAGAACTTACAAAATTTAGCAAAATATCATGAAACTAAAATTGCAAAATTAGAAATGAAAGTTGAGAGATTAGAGAGAGAGAATATAGAGTTAACAAGTACTGATTATAGAGACGTTTTTAACCTTAGATAATAGTTTCTTAAAGCTATCTAATTTAGATAGTTTTAAAAAACTATTTTTTATAAATAGTTTTATTTAAAAACTTATTTTATTAATTAAAAATGAAAAATGAATTATTTAAGTTTGGTGTTAATAACACTAAGCTTAA